TTTATAGAGTGCTAATAGGTACTACTCAGGCACTCACATTGTCAATCTGTGGTATTCCCTGGGTATGTTAGTTAGTACTCACTGGGTAGGTTAGTGAGCACTCACTGGGGCGATAGAGTCTATAGAAATACTAAGGCGGGGTTATTTGATGGACGGGGGGACACCTAGCATACTTAGTAATATTAGTAGGTGCTACTCAGACACAAGAAAGAGTAATTTTAGAAAAAATAGGTTTAATAGGAATAGTTGTCTTTACTAAGTAGTGCTTGTTTGTCTTGTTTAATTACATTAATTATCAATCTGTTATTTATTCTGGGAATAACAAGGAGTCTTTAGAGATAAGTTTAGTAAAAGGACAGGGTACTCTAGTGTTAGTTAGTGCTTACTAACATAGGGTTAGTTAGTACTTACTTACATAGTCTTTTTTAAAAATGTATTGTATTTTAGTAATAAGATGTGCTAAAAGTCTTGGGCATCTAAAGGTCTGCCCACAATTACTATGGAAAACTTACCTAAGAAAAAAAGGGGTAGACCCAAAAAATCTGATTTGTCTTTAAAGAAAGCAGGGAATCGTGGTCAAAGGGGCAGACCTAAAGGTGATACTGCCATTATTAATGAATACAAGTCTAGGATGTTATCCTCCCCTAAGTCCAGAAAAGTATTGGACTCCATTATGGATGCTGCTTTAGACAACGAGCATAAGAATCAAGCAGCCGCCTGGAAACTGTTAATGGATAGAATGTTACCCATTAGTTATTTTGAGAAAGATAAGACAACAGGGGGTAGGAGTAACATTTCAATTACTATTTCTGGGTTAGGAGTCAATGAGAATTCTAATGTAGAAGACTCTTTATCTTTAGAAGATAATATAATTGAGGGGACTTATACCGATAATGTTTAAATACTTTGAGCTAGATGAGTTTACTTGTTCGGAAACAGGTAACAATGAGATGCAGGAAGGGTTTATTCATTTATTAGATTCTTTAAGGGAAAGTTGTGATTTCCCTTTTAAGATTACATCAGGCTATAGGGACAGAGAACACTCTGCTGAGATTAATAAAACCACAGTAGGACAACATACTCTAGGGTGTGCAGCCGATATTTATATTGTTGATGGAGTAAAAAGATACAAGATTGTCCAACAAGCAATGCTATTAGGTTTTAAAGGGATTGGTATTGCTAAAACCTTTGTCCATGTCGATACTAGGACATCAGACCATAAAGTTATTTGGACTTACTAAATGACTAGTGAATTAGACATTAAGCTATTACCATGGCAACAAGAGGTTTGGAATGACCCTGTACGCTTTAAAATTGTTGCAGCAGGAAGACGTACAGGTAAATCACGTTTAGCAGCATGGCTTCTAATCGTTAATGCTTTAAAGAAAGACCGATCTATTGTTTTTTATGTCGCTCCAACTCAGGGGCAAGCTAGAGACATTATGTGGGATACGCTAATGGATTTAGGGCATCCTGTGATTGCTTCTAGTCATATCAACAATCTACAGATTAAATTAATTAATGGTTCCACTATTTCATTAAAGGGTGGAGACAGACCAGAAACTATGCGTGGTGTCTCACTAAAGTTTCTTGTCTTAGATGAGTATGCAGATATTAAGTCTGAAGTCTGGGAGCAGATCCTTAGACCAGCACTTGCTGACCAAAAAGGCCAAGCATTGTTTATTGGGACACCTATGGGTAGAAACCATTTTTATGAATTATATAAATATGGTGAATTTGAAGAAGATCCTTCCTATAAGTCTTGGCACTTTACGAGCTATGACAATCCCCTCTTAGACAAAGATGAAATAAACGCAGCCCAGAAATCGATGTCAAGTTATGCGTTTCGACAAGAGTTTATGGCTTCCTTTGAAGCTAGAGGCTCTGAAGTGTTTAAAGAGGATTGGGTTAAATTTAGTGAAGAAAAACCAGAGAACTATGATTGTTATGTTGCAGTAGATGTTTCTGGCTTTCAGGATTTAGTTAAAAAGAAAACAAAAAATACACGTTTGGACAATACTTCAATATGTGTTGTTTTTGTTAATGAGGATGGTTGGTACGTAGAAAACATAGTGTATGGTCGGTGGACAGTTGAAGAAACAGCACAAAAGATTTTCCAAGTAGTAAGAGACTATAAACCTTTATGTGTTGGTATAGAGAGATGTATCTCGTATCAAGCTGTTATGCCTCCTCTATTAGATATGATGAGAAGAAATAATTTCTTTTTTCATATTGAAGAAATTTTACACAATAACGTCAAAAAAATTGATAGAGTTATTTGGGCTTTACAAGGTAGGTTTGAAAACGGCATTATTACGTTAAATAAAGGAGCCTGGAATAGTCGCTTTTTAGATGAGTTATTTCAGTTTCCTGATATATTAACGCATGATGATTTAGTGGATTCTTTAGCGTATATAGATCAATTAGCAAAAGTAACATATGGTGGTAATTACGAAGAATTATCCGATTTTGAAATAATTGATTCCGTCGCAGGGTATTAAAATATGGCTTATGGTGATGATAATAAACCTTCAATGATGCAAGAGTCATTGGAGAGTTGGGTAGTATATAAGTGTGACCAGTGGAGAGATCACTTTGAATCGAATTACTCAGAAAAGTTTGATGAGTATTATCGGTTATGGCGAGGCATCTGGGCAAAAGAAGATGTTACTAGAGATTCAGAGAGATCTAAAATTATTTCCCCTGCATTGCAACAGGCAGTTGAAAGCTCTGTTGCTGAAATCGAAGAAGCTACTTTTGGCAGGGGAAAGTTTTTTGACATTAGGGATGATGCTGGTGATCCTGAAAATAGAGACATTGTTTTTTTAAGAGAACAATTACACAAAGATTTTCAAAAAAGTAAAATCAGAAAGTCCGTAGCAGAGTGTTTAATTAACTCTGCGGTATTCGGTACAGGTATTGGTGAAATTGTTTTAGAGGAAGAAAAAGAAATGACTCCTGCTACTCAGCCCATTATGGGAGGTGAGTTAACCGCAGTAGGAGTTAATGTCAGGGATAGAATCACCTGTAAGTTGCGCCCTGTTATGCCGCAAAATTTTCTTATTGATCCTGTTGCTACTTCGATTGAGGAAGCCTCTGGTGTAGCGATTGATGAGTTTGTCTCCCTACATACAGTAGAGCAACTACAAGAATCAGGAGTTTATCGTAAAGTAAGTGTTGCTTCTGCATCTTCTGATTATGACATAGAGCCAGATCAAGATCTGACTGTCTATCACGATGATAAAGTCCGTCTGACAAAATATTATGGTTTAGTTCCTCGTTATTTGTTGTTAGATGCTCAAGCACAACTACAGTTTCTTGAGGAGCAAGGTGAATTAGAAGAAGACAGTTTAGAAGAGTTAGCGCAGCCTAAACAAGAAGAAGAAGTTGCAGAAACCGAAGAAGGCACAGAAGAAGAGAGCTACTACGTAGAGGCAGTTGTTGTTCTTGCAAACAACAGCACATTACTAAAAGTTGAAATAAACCCTTACATGATGGGAGATCGCCCTGTTGTTGCTTTCCCTTGGGATGTTGTACCTTCTCGTTTCTGGGGCAGAGGGGTTTGTGAAAAAGGGTATAACAGTCAAAAGGCATTAGACGCAGAGATTAGAGCGCGTATTGATGCTTTAGCTTTGACAGTTCATCCTATGTTAGCAATGGACGCTACTAGAATACCTAGAGGATCTAGGCCAGAGGTAAGAGCAGGTAAGGTTATTTTAACTAATGGTAATCCTGCTGAAGTCTTACAACCTTTTAACTTTGGACAAGTAAACCAGATTACTTTTGCCCAAGCTGATGCTTTGCAAAAGATGGTACAGACTGCTACAGGGGCTATTGATTCTGCTGGTTTTGCTGGCTCAGTTAATAAAGACTCCACAGCAGCAGGGATTAGTATGTCTTTAGGTGCGATTATTAAACGCCACAAAAGAACGCTAATCAATTTCCAAGAATCTTTCTTAATTCCTTTTGTTACTAAAGCAGCCCATCGCTACATGCAGTTTGATCCTGAGAACTATCCTGTAGCAGATTATCGGTTTGATGCGGTATCTACGTTGGGACTAATGGCAAGAGAGTATGAAGTAACTCAATTAGTCCAGTTGTTACAAACTATGCAAGCAGATTCACCTATCTATGGTCAGTTAGTAGAAGCTATTATTGATAATATGAATCTCAGTAATCGAGAAGAATTACTATTGCGCATCCAACAAGCTTCTCAAAGTTCTCCAGAAGAACAACAAGCGGCTGCACTTTCACAACAATCTCAGATTGCTTTCCAAGAAGCTCAGACTTCTGCTCTTTCTGGACAAGCAGCAGAATCTCAAGCTCGAGCTAGGAAGATAGCTACAGAGACAGAGTTAATGCCTGAAGAGTTACAAATTGATCGTCTAAAAGCAGTCACTACTAATTTAAGGGCAGGTACAGAAGACGATAAAGAGTTTGAAAGAAGGCTTAAAGTAGCAGATCTATTAATTAAAGAAGGTGCTCAAACACCTCCTCCTAATGGTATTGTTACACAACAACCTGAAGCACAACCAGAACCACAGCAAGATCAACCTGCTTTAGCTAATATAATGGAGTTTGCTCCCGATGGTCAGCCACAAAGAACTCAATGATGTTGTTGCTCAAATTAACAAACATTTTGATTCAATTCTTAGTAGACTAAAAGTATTAGAAAATGAAATCGAACAACAAAAATCAAGATCCAAGACTAAAAAGACTAGGGCTAAAATCTTACAACCAAGCAAAGAGGACTCCTAATCATCCTACGAAATCACACGTTGTTGTTGCGAAGGAAGGCGATCAGATCAAAACAATTCGCTTTGGTCAGCAAGGGGCGAAGACGGCAGGATCTTTTAAAAAAGGAGAAAGTAAAGCTACTACTGCTAAACGAAAAAGTTTTAAATCTCGACACGCTAAAAATATAGCTAGAGGGAAGATGTCAGCAGCTTTTTGGGCTGACAAGGAAAAATGGTAATAGTTAAACATTAACTTTTAGTTAGGAGAAAACAAATGCCAAAAGGTAAAGGAACTTATGGTTCAACCAGAGGAAGACCGCCAATGAAAGGTACAAAGAAAAAGAATAAAAAGAAAAAGATGATTAATCGGACTTACTAATGGTTGCAAAGAAGTTAACTACTCGACAAGAGACTGCTTTAAAAAAACATTCTAAACATCATTCCGCTAAACATATGGCAATGATGCGCAAAGAAATGAAGAGTGGTACGACTTTTACACAAGCGCATAAGAAAGCTCAAAAGAAAGTAGGTACATAATGGCTAGAACAAAATCTCCCGTTAAAAAGAAAAGTAAGTCTAGGGTTAATGAAGCTGGTAATTATACAAAACCTACAATGCGTAAGAATCTTTTTAATAAAATTAAAGCAGGTTCTAAAGGAGGTAGCCCTGGGCAATGGTCTGGGCGTAAAGCGCAAATGTTAGCAAAAGAGTATAAAGCTAAAGGTGGGGGTTACAGGAGTTAATGGCTCTTAAAAAATCTCAAAAAAGTCTTAAAAACTGGACTTCTCAAAACTGGAGAACCAAAAGCGGAAAACCAAGCACTCAAGGTAAGTCTGCTACTGGAGAGAGATACCTCCCTGCTGCTGCGATTAAGTCTTTGTCGGATAAAGAGTACGCTGCTACTACAAGAAAAAAACGTGCTGATACTAAAAAAGGTAAAAAGACTAGTAAACAACCTAAAAAAATTGCAAAGAAAACGAGATCTTACAGAAAATAAAAACTTTACAGGTTATTTTCTTTTTGCTAGTCTCCGATAAAATACAACTTATCTGTCCTTTGTAGGGAAAACGGATATGGAACAAACCGAAGAAGACAAGAAATTTGAAGAATACGTGTTTGAAATGCGTAAGTTATTTCGATCTGAAGGGTGGAATTATTTTATAAAAGATGTAGAAACATCTATAAAAAATATAAACTCCTTAGAGACAACTAAAGATATAGAGGATTTATTTTTTAAGAAAGGGCAACTCTTAGTAATGAATAATTGCCTTAATCTTCAAAATCAACTTGAAACTTTAGTAACGCAAAGAAACTCTGAACCCTCAGAAGAGGTGTAAATGAGAATGTTGTTTGACTTTAGATGTTCTGAAGGTCATACAGCAGAACATTTCACTACTAAGGATACTTCAGAAGTTTCCTGTCTTATTTGTGGTAAAACTGCAAATAGGATTATATCTCCTGTTAGGAGTGTTTTAGACCCGATAAGCGGTGATTTTTTAGGTGCTACACGTAAATGGGCTAAACACAGAGAGCAGCAGATTAAAAAAGAACGTAAGGAAGAGTACCAATGACTTCCTTATTTATTCCACAATACTTTTTAGAAGTACGGAATCCTATAAATTATGGCTAGATTCATAGACGATAATATTGCAGAGCGTCCTGAACAAGAAGAACTAACCTTAGATTCTCCAGATGAAGGGGCTGAACCTGTAGATGTAGCGCAGCAAATTCAGCAAGATAGTGAAGAACAGTCTAGTGATCCAGGAGTTCCTGATAAATACCAAGATAAGTCGGTACAGGAATTAGTCCAGATGCACCAAGAAGCTGAAAAGCTTTTAGGTAGACAAAGTTCGGAAGTAGGAGAATTAAGAAAAGTAGTTGATACTTATATTCAGACACAACTCTCAGAACAACAGAAAGCACCAGAAAGCACTCCTGTTGAAGAAGAGATTGATTATTTTTCCGATCCAGAGAAAGCAGTAAATAAAGCTATTGAGAATCATCCTAAGATTCGAGAAGCAGAGGAATTAAGCCAACAGTATAAAAAAACAAATGCTTTGGCTACATTATCTCAAAAGCATCCTGATATGGAGAATATCCTAAAGGATGATGGCTTTGCGAAATGGATTAAAGATTCTAGTATTCGTACTAAGCTTTATGTACAAGCAGACAAGCAGTTTGATTATGAAGCTGCTGATGAGCTTTTCTCGCTTTGGAAAGATAGGAAACAAGTAGTTGCTCAGACTGTTCAGAATGAAAAGAACACTAGGAAGCAAGCATTAAAGACTGCTTCTACTGGTTCAATTTCTGGAAGTTCAGAGAAACCTACTAGAAAAATCTATCGAAGACAGGATATTATTGATCTAATGAAAAATGATCCTGACCGATATATGGCTTTATCAGATGAAATCTTAACGGCATATGCGGAAAAAAGGGTCAAGTAACCAGTTATAGGAGAAATTAACAAATGGCTACTTCAACTTATCCTGCTACTGGCGGTTTCGTCGGTAATACAGATGCTGCTACTTTTATCCCTGAAATTTGGAGTGATGAAGTTGTAGCTGCATATCAAGCTAATCTTGTTCTTGCAAATCTTGTTAAGAAGATTTCAATGCAAGGCAAAAAAGGTGATACCCTTCATATACCGAAACCTGTACGTGGTTCAGCTAATGCTAAAGCTGAGAACACAGCAGTTACGGTACAAAATGCTACTGAGAGTGAAGTGCAAGTTTCAATCAACAAGCACTTTGAATACTCTCGTATTATTGAAGACATTACTGAAGCCCAGGCTTTGTCTTCCCTCCGTCAATTCTACACTGGTGATGCTGGCTATGCTTTGGCAAAGCAAGTAGACACTGATCTTTTTGCTTTAGGAAAAGACTTAGGTGATAGTGATGGAGCAGACTACGTACACTCCGCTTCTTATTACATTGACGCTTCTAGTGGTTTGTCTGCTTATGCAGTAGATACCGTAGCGGCTGCTGATGTATTCACAGATGCAGGGTTTCGTGCTTTGATTCAAAAGATGGACGATGCTGATGTCCCGATGGACAACAGAGCGTTTATCGTTCCTCCCTCATTACGTAATGCAATCATGGGTATTGATCGTTACGTATCTTCAGACTTTGTAGATAATAGAGGTGTTGATAGCGGCAAGATTGGTAATCTTTACGGTATAGACATTTTCGTATCTACTAATGTACCTATTATTGAAACTGCTTCTGCTAATAGTGCTGGTGGCGATGTTAAAGGTGCAATGTTGATCCATAAAGACACTTTTGTTCTTGCAGAGCAACAGGGCATACGCTCTCAAACTCAGTACAAGCAAGAGTGGCTTGGAACTTTGTATACTGCGGATATGCTGTATGGCGTTAAAGTCCTACGCACAGATGCAGGTTTTGTTTTGGCTGTTAACGGCTAAGACTTTCTCTTTATAGAGATTAAGTGTGGAGAGAATTTTTATTGGTTTAGGTTCTCTCTGCACTGCTCTATAAATAATAATCTGATAGTTTTAGGATGTTTTAATGCCTACTCAAATTATTACTAAAAACTCTAGTACAGGTTCCTCCGTACCCTCTGCCTCTGATTTAGTTCAGGGAGAACTTGCAGTTAATGTTACTGACAAGAGATTATTTACGGAAAATTCTAGTGGAGCAGTTGTAGAGTTAGCGACTAATCCTTCTACCTTAACAATAGGTTCTGTTTCCGTAACCGCTATTCTTGATGAAGATAATTTTGCTAGTAATTCAGCAACATCGTTAGCTACCCAACAATCTATAAAAGCTTATGTAGACAGCACTGGTTCTGGAACAATGACTAGCTGGATACTAGAAGATGGAGATGGAACTGAAGTATCAGTTTCAGATGCTAAAGAAGTTAAGTTTGTTGAAGGTGGTGGTTTAGATATTAACTGGACTGATACTGATAATGGTACAGACGGTGATCCTTATGATTTAACTTTTACTATTAGTGCTGCTCAGACTGGAATTACAAGTCTTCTTGCTACGGATATAAAAATAGGGGAAGACGATGAAACTAAAATTGACTTTGAAACAGCAGATACCATTAACTTTTATGCAGCGAATACAAAACAACTCGCTTTAACTAATGGTGCATTAAACATTTTAGCTCAAGGGGATCTGAGGTTAGAAGATTCTAGTGGCGGTGAATACGTCGCCTTGCAAGCCCCATCAAGTTTAAGTTCGTCATACACCTTAACCATGCCAGCAGATGATGGGAGTAGTTCACAGATTCTTAGCACTGATGGTTCTGGAGTCTTATCGTGGGCTAGTGTATCTACCGCAGGATTAACTGATGGTAGTGTAACTACAGCTAAACTTGCTGACGATGCAGTTACTTCTGCAAAACTAGCTCATGCCTTAGACATTACTACCTCTGTATCTGTTGGAGGGAGTTCTGATGGTGTAGCTATTAGCCAAGGCGCAATAGCACTCAAGAATGGTGGCACTCAATCAAAAATTGACTTCTATTGTGAGAGCAGCAATGCCCACTACACGAGAGTGCAAGCGGCTGCTCATAGTGCCTACTCAGGGAATATAACCCTAACCTTGCCAGCCTCAACGGGTAGCTCTGGACAGGCAATGGTCACAGATGGGTCAGGAAATCTTAGTTTTGCTACTGTGTCTGGAGCATATACTGCATGGGCTACTAAGACTGCAAACTATACAGCCTCCGCAGGAGATCAGTTAATTTGTAATCATGCAAGTACCCCATTTACTATTACATTGCCTAGTGGCCCTTCAGCAAATGACACAGTAGTTATTTCAAATGCAGGAGCAGCTACGATAACAGTAGCTCGTAATAGCAGTAATATAAAATCATTAGCCCAAGATTTTACATTAGTACAAGATAATTCAACCCAATTAGTCTATGTTGATAGCACTATTGGTTGGCATGAGATCTAGGAGTAATACATGGCATCTTTAGGAACAAAAAGAAATGTTCTTGGTGGAGTTTATAAAGCAGTAGCAAGTGGCTCTATTGCTAATGGCAAAGCCTGTAATATTAATTCTGATGGCACAGTATCTCAAGCTGGTCTAATAGATGGCAGAAAAATACTTTTTGCATTTAATAGCGGAGGTGGTCTTTATCACTTTAAATTAAAAACTCCTTTTGATGTTACTGAAATTGCTACAGGTACAGGCACTTATTTTAGTGATTATGGTAATACTCAAGTAAGTGGAATTTTAAGTGGTGTAGAAAGTTATGTTCAGGCTGTTCGCTTTAATGCTGATGGTACAAAGTTTTTTGCTCTAGGCAATGAGGGAGATGATGTTAATGAGTGGACCCTTTCAACAGCTTATGATTTAACTACATATACATTTGTAGATAGCTATGATATTTCTGGTAAAACTACTTCTCCTAGAGGTTTAGATTTTAAACCTGATGGCACTGAAATGTATGTGGTTACTTATGGAGATAGTAATGTACATCAGTGGACATTAAGCACAGCTTATGATGTTTCTACAGCTAGTTTTACTAGAACCTTTGATACTACTAGAGATGATTATCGTCATGGTATTATCTTTAAGCCTGACGGCACAAAGATGTATATTACAGGAGGTCAGTATACTAGCACTGATAAAACAGAGCAGTATACATTAAGCACTGCATGGGATATTTCAACGGCTTCATATGATGAGATTGCTTTAAATCATTCAAGTCAGGATAGTCAGCCTGAAGAAATTTTATTTAATGCTGATGGTACTAAGTTTTATATGCTTGGTGGTGCAGGGCATACCATATCAGAATACACATTAAGCACAGCTTATCAATTATCATCAGCTAGTTTTTCTACTGAAACTTACATAGTAGGTTGGAACCATCCTGCAATGGTTTTTACTCCAGGAGGTTCAGCAACTAATGATAACTACATTGGTATTTCTCAAGGTGCTTATACAAATGGACAGACTGCAAGTATTAAAGTAATTGGAGCCATTGATACTAACCAATCAGGATTAACTCCAAATGAACTTTGTTATATAAGTGATAGTGGAACAATCGTTAGTTCTAGTAGTAGTGGTGTTATTGCAGGTAGAGCCTTATCAGCAACAACAGTATTAATTAAAGGCCAATATGAAGTATTGTTTGATTAAAGGAAATAAAACATGCCAGTTTTAGGACTAAGTAATAATGTTCTTGGAGGAATCTATCAAGCAACTGCTAGTGGTTCTATTGCTAAAGGAAAAGCTTGTATTATTAATTCAAATGGTACAGTTACTCAAGCAACATCAGTAGCAGGTGGAAGAGTATATATTACTGATGGTAGTGAAGTTCGTGGTTATAAATTAGCCAGTGTATTTGATACTTCTGCTACAACAGATGGAACATACTCAGCACACGCAACTGCAGATAAGGACCAAAGGAATTATTCAGTATTTAGTGCTGTTAAAAATTATCTAACAGAAGCTAGATTTAATTCTAATGCAACTAAACTTTTTGTATCAGATAGCAATGGATCAAACTCAAAAGTACACGAATTTACACTGAGTACAGCTTATGATGTTAGTACAGTAACTCATGTTGATTTTTTTACTGTAGGGGATAAAGCAAACTCTGTTAGTGGATTGGATTTTAAATCAGATGGTACTGAGATGTACGTTTGTAATGATGGAAATTCTAATATACATCAATATACTTTAAGTACAGCTTTTGATGTTAGTACAGCTAGTTTTACTAGAACTCAAGATGTAGGAAATGATGATTATTCTAGTGGGATAACATTTAAACCAGATGGTACAAAGATGTATATAACTACTGGACGCTATGGCAGTAATGATAATACCTATCAATATACATTAAGTACAGCATGGGATATTTCATCAGAAACTTATGACAGTGTTGTTTTAGATCATAGTAGCTATAGTAGTAGTCCTGCTGGTGCAACATTTAATGATGATGGAACTAAATTTTATACTATGGATTCAGCAGGGCATACAGCTATTGAGTATACATTAAGCACTGCTTATGCTTTAAACACAGCTAGTTTTACTGCTGAAACTTCTGTATCACCTTCTACTTCTCCCCTAGCAATACTATTTGGCCTCGGAGGAAACGCAACAACTAATAATTATATTGGTATTTCACAAGCTGCTGCTTCAGACGGAGCTACAGTTGATGTCAAAACTATTGGAGGTATAGATACTAATCAGTCTGGATTAACGCCTAATGCAATAGCTTATATAGCTGATGATGGGTCTATTACTAGCAACAATACAGGTGAAATTGCAGGAAGAGCATTATCACCTACAACTTTACTTATTAAAAACCAATATGATATGTTGTTTGATTAAAAGGATTAAACATGAGTAATTTAATTAGAGTAACAAAAGATGGTGTTACTAAAGATTTTAGTTCTTTAGAAGATGCTAAAAAAGAATTTCCTGATAGTGAATATCTAGTTGTTACTGACCATACTCCTGCTGCTAAAAAAGCAAAGGAAGAAAAAATAGTTCGTGAAAGAGCTTGGAGAGATGCTGAGTTAGTAAGGACTGACACTATTGTAGATGCAAGTGATTACCCTAACAAAACAAATATGGTGGCCTATAGAAAAGAGCTACGTGATTGGCCTAGTACAGCAAAGTTTCCTGCGAGTCCTAGACCTGTATTGAAAACTGACTAATGAAAGTTGCTAATACACCTATGCAAATTAACTGGAAGCAAGTTGCTATACAAAAGCAACAAAGGCTTGAGACAGGAGCAAAAGGAGAAACATTAAAGGAGATGGTTGATATTCAAATAGATGTTTATAGTAAGCAAGCTAAAAAGATAGAAGTGCATAGTATGTCTTCTTCTGTTAATTATTCTGTTTAAAGGTATCTATTCAATGTATGCACAAATAGTTATTAAAAAAATAAAAGCTTGGTTTCAATTAGCGTGGCAAACAGTAAGTTCTGCTGAGTTTTGGACGTTTCCCCCTAAAGAGACTTATAACACTCCAGTCTTAGTTGTTGCTGATGGTGGGATAGATCCTGAAACTGGAGAGCTTTACATTAATTCTAAAACTAATACTCCTTACATAAATCCTAAAACTGGGAAGTTGTACCCAGAGTTACCAGAAACAATTAAAGCAGCAAAAGTAATTGATGAAAAAGAAAAGGATTAATATTTTAAATGTCTTTAATTGGAAACATTTTAGGGAGTCTAGGGGGTAAAGTAGTTGATGCAGTTGATAATAGATCAAAGAGAAAACATGTAGAGAAAGTTCGTAAATTAGAAGTAGAAGAACTAAGACATAAAACTAAAATGGATATGCTTGCTAAAGGGCAAGAGATGGACAATAGTTGGGAACTAGAGCAAATAAAAAACTCTGGTTGGAAAGATGAAGCCGTTTTAGTTACGTTATTAATACCGCTTTGGTTGTGCTTTGTTCCCCAGACAGTTGTGTATGTTGAGGATGGCTTTCATGCTTTGTCTCAAACACCTGACTGGTATCAGTGGCTTATCTTAGTAATATTTTGTGCTATCTATGGAGTTAGAATATGGCGCAGGAAATGAGTATGGAAACAACTGCTGAGATAGCTTTAGAAGCTTTAGAACGTATTGCTTTACATGAAAAAGAATGTGGTGAGCGTTGGGCTGAAGCTATAGTTGAACTAAGAGAAGTTAAGAAAGCAACAGAGACTCATGCACAAAGATGGGAGAAACTAGCTTGGTTATTTGTCGGCACAGCAGTTACTTGTACGATTACTGTTTTAGCTGCTGTTTTAGTTTAAGGGGTTAATATGTCTACTGGTTTAGAATTTAATCGTGAACGAGCTTTAGAAATTATTAAAGAGATTTTTGGGGGTTTTATTCCCCAATCAGGTTCTGAATTAAGAGATCCAAGATTTAATACTATATTTAGAAATTCTTCTTATTTTAACAGCCCTTTAACTTCTGACGATCTTTTTCAAATTTTAATTGAAGATTTCAAACGTCAACAACAAGAAGAAACTTACGGTTCACCAAATAATGAAGAACAAAAAGAAGAAGAAGTAGATTTAGATCAATCTGGTTTAGAACCCGAAGTTCCTGTATTAGACAATGAAACTCTTAGACAAGTTGATTTTGCTTTAAGAGGTTTTGAAAACACATTAAAAGTTGTTTTAGATGATGCTGGTGTTGATGACGTAAGTTCTGAACAAATCTTAAATTCTTTTGCAGCAGCTAAACAAAACCAAATAGATTTTTTACCTGATCCAGATGACATACAAAAAGAACTAGAATCGCAAGCATTAGCTGGTGGAGGTTTTGGAGTTAAAGTTTCTAATGGCTTAGATGATATTTCGATTCTATTAGGTGTCCCTCTTATTGGTGGGACTGATCCTTTAGAAATAAAACTAAAGGAAAATGGTACATTTGTTAATGTTATTCAGTCAGCAAAAGAGACAGCAAGAAAAGTATTTGAAGACCTAACTTCAGTTCCTCAAGATATTTTAGATGAAATTCAAAAAGTTTTAGGGACTGATGAAGAAGTTGCTCCGTCTATATTTAGTACAGTAACAGATGAAAACGGAAATATCTTTTTGACTATTGCTGGTATTGTTTTTGAATCAGATAGGATTAAAAACTTATTAGCAAAAAAACATCCTTGGATACAAAATGAAATAGTTGAAGAAATTGTAGATGAAGCCCGTAATCAATTTTCTGGTACTGGCGAGGTAGATCCTCCAAAAACTCTTGATAGGGATGGTGATAGTTATATTGATAGTGAAGATGCTTTCCCTGATGATCCGACTGAATGGGAAGATAGTGATAAAGATGGTGTAGGGGATAATTCCGATGCTTTCCCTAATGACCCTAATGAATCTTCAGACAGGGACGGAGATGGTATAGGAGATAATGCTGATGAATTCCCTGATGATCCTAACAATGGTTCAGGGGGTAACGAAGGGGGTAACGAAGGAGGATCTAGTGGTTCTGGAGGATCAGGAGGCTCTGGTGGCTCTGGAGGATCAGGAGGATCAGGAGGCTCTGGAGGATCAGGAGGATCAGGAG